TTCAGAATGGCTTTGTGTTCGTGAATCAGTTCGTGTAACTACAGTTAAGCCATCAGGATCTGTATCACTTCTTTCTGGTGCTACTCCTGGAGTTCACTGGGGACCTGGTGGAGAGTTTTATCTTCGTGCTATTCGTTTTGGAAACACAGATCCAATGATGCACCTGTTCAGAGCAGCGGGGTATAAAATTGAAGATGACGTAGTATCAGCAAATACACAGGTAGTATATTTCCCAGTAGCATCAGGACATAAGCGTTCTGAAAAACAGGTAAGTTTATTTGAAAAGATTGGTTTGGCAGCAACCGCTCAAAAGTACTGGTCTGATAATGGAGTTTCTGTAACCCTTTCTTTTGACAAAGAAGAAGAAAAGAAGTTTGTTGCACCAGCACTTAATATGTACGAGGGACAACTAAAGGCTGTATCATTTCTACCAATGGGAAATAAAACATATCCTCAGCAGCCATACACAGAAATCACAAGAGAAGAATATAATTCCTATGTTGGCAAAATTGGCAAGATTGACTGGTCTGCTATATATGATGGGGTAGAAAATCTTGAAGCACAAGGCGAAGCATATTGTTCAACGGATGCTTGTGAGATTAAACTATATTAGCCTCTAGCCTGCTATAATAAGGGTATAGGAGAATTATGTCTAACCCGTCTAATCTGTATGCTGAAAAAATTTATTCTGAGCACCCAACAGTCCTTTGGGCGCTAGATGATAAGGCAGACTATGTTAGTTTAATTACAGAGGCACAAAGAGATATTGTTGAAGAGTGGTCTACATCAGGTGGTGGATCAAGTTCAATTGCAACACCAGCAAATGCTCCATTTCAAGAAAGCATAACTTCTTTAGTTTATGGAAATATTCCAGTTTCTTCTACTAATGAAGCAGTTTTTGTAAGTCCAGACTTAATTAATATTCAAACACTTAATCCAGACCTGGATACTTTTTCAATAGGAACATACTTTTATTCTAATAGTGCATATTTAAAATCAATCTCTATTGGATATGAATATACGGATTTGGCAACATCTAACATTGTTCAAAATTTAAAAACTTATGAAACAGATATATTTGGTCGTTGGAGTTTTATATCAGAAACCTTTGATATTTTAGATGAAGATGCAGAATTTAGAATAGTTATAAAAATTGTTACAAATTCTGGTGGAGACAACATTAATGACTATCAATTTTATTTAAATGGTATCTCTGCTGGTCAATGGTCAGAAGAGTTTAACGCAATATCTCTTGGCGTAACACAAACACTTTTACCATCAAACATTGCCCTAGATCAAACATATGCCCTAGAAGCAAAAGCCTATGGGCTTTCAGACAATTCAGGATATTATTTGGTAAAAGATAATGCTTTAGTCGCAACTAACACAACAATACCTCTTGTTTTTGGGGCAAATGGAATTACAAAACTAAAGCCAAACTTAAGCAATGTTCCATCATTGATAGTGCCAGGGCAAGGATTTTTAAATGAGTCTGGAAGATACAAAGATTATACTGTAGAGTTTTGGGCAAGAATTTCTTGCGATTCTTTAATTTCTACAAAAATATTTGGGCCAATTGCTTCAAGCGACGGCCTATACGCAGATTCTGGATTTTTAACACTTAAAATTGGATCATCATTTAAATCATATTTTATTGGTGAGTGGTTTAGGCCAATGCTAATTCAAATAAGATTAATTAAAAATTCTGCAAGTTTAATTTTAAATGGAGAGCAAGTTATTAGCATTAATTTTACGACTTCTGAATTAGATCTTCCAGCAGTTCTTAGTCAAAATAATAAAAATCAAGATTGGCTTGGATTTTATTGTACAGAAGAAACTAGCCCTATTGAAGTTGACTGCGTTGCAATTTATCCATATCAAGTTCCAATTCTTGTGGCTAAAAGAAGATGGGTTTATGGACAAGGAGTAATATCTCCAGAAGGTATTAACTCTGCATACGGAGGAACATCTGTAATGATTGATTATCCATTTGCAGACTATACCGCAAACTACTCTTATCCAGATTTTGCAGAGTGGCAGCAAGGATCTTTTGATAATTTAGTTACTACTAAAAGTGCTTTAGAAAATCCAAACTATTCTTTGCCAGAAATATATACAGGGACAAAAACTATTGAAGAACTTTACTCTGCTAATAACTCTCTTCAGTCTTCACAGTATAACTTTATTAAACTAAAACCAAATAACCAGTGGAACTCTACAGGATCATATATTAACTTTCCTAGTTTAAATATTTTAGGAGACCAGACTAGTTCTTTTTATGGAGTATTTAAGATTTCAGAAAATACTTCTACTGAAATTCTTTTTAAAATACATAATAGTTTAACAAAAAATACTTTTATTGTTAAAAAGAGTCAGGCAGATATTATCTATTCTTTAATATTTAATGATGAAGAAGAAGTGTTTCATACTATTGAAGATTTTCCACTAAATCAACTTATTAGTATTGGAATTAAATTTGATCAATTTGCTAATTCATTTGGTGGGAATACATCTTCATTTTTTGGAAACAAGAATTCTTTAAAGATGTATGTTGGCGGAGATGAAACTGCTTCCAATACATTTTCAGGAGAAATTTATTCGGTAGGACTATGCTCTACCTCTAATACAAATGAAATCATAGATTATTTTAATGATTCTGGTATTATTAATTATGATGACGCTGAATACTTAATAGATCATTTAGCAAGTTATACTCTTTTGCCAACAGTTGAGTATAATAATTTCTATTTAGATATTGGTATTTCAGGATATTGGGAAGACTACTTGCCACTATCATATTTTGCTCAGTATGTAACAGATGACTCAGGACTATCTTACTACGACTTAGATTTTTTACAATTTAACATAGGGTATCCATCAGCAGCAACCCTACTAGAGCAGCAACTTACAACAGAAGACTGGAAATATAGAGATTTAAAGAATTCATTTTCTCTTCCAATTCAAGAAACTTATTTGCAACTAGATAATCCATTATATAATGATTATGATAATTATCAAGATCTAGAACAAAATGTTGTATCATCTTATAGATATGATACTGCTAATGCAGTAGTTAAAAGTTATGTAACTTTTCAATATGTTGCAGAGGGTGCAAATGCCCCTCAAAGTTTTTTTACTAATTTTGAATATGCACAAGAAGAAAGAATAATCAATATAGATGAGCATCCAAATTGGGAAACAACTAAGTTTGAAGTTGTTGATAATACATTAATTTATCCAACAAAAACTATTGATTTTAACTCTCTTGCAATTGTTTTTAGACTTGAGTTTAAATCTAGGAACATAATTAAAAATCCTATATCTCTTCGTAGATTATCTTTTTGTTCTCAAGCGTTTAACAATAACTCTTTTAATCCAGTTGGAACTAAATTTGGTTTAAATATTTTTCCTTATACAAAATCAGGAATATATTATAATTATAAAGCAAATAACCCATTTAGTATTTATAAAGAAAGCACACCACATCTATATATGACAAGAAGTTCTGGAATTGAATTAAGGGGTGATTTTGAGTCAAGTGTTGAGCGTGGTATTAATATACCTATAAATATGCAACTTGCAGACAGTTATAAGGTAAGTGCTATCCAACTATGGCATAGGTATGAGGGTCAAGAGTTTTCAATCATTCCTAAATTATTTTTTGAAATTAAACATAAAAATGATACTATTAAATTTTATACCGTTGCTCTTGGAAGAGATGGATCAAGAGCAAAAGTTTATGCAGTTAGTTCTTTAACTGGACAAGTTGTAAATGGTATTTCATATTATTTAAATGGCAATCTTGTTAGAGAGCCAGTGCTGACAAATAAAGAGTGGTCTGTTATTGGAATTGCTTTTTCTAGTGCTTTAGACTTTGACTTTTTTATTGGATCAATAAATTTAAATGGAGCAGGCGTATTTAATAATATATCTTATTACCAAGCAAATAATCTCCAGCAAATTCAGGGGGCGATAACTCGCCCTTGGATTAAGGTTAAAAATGATGGGCTAACTAACCTTAACTGGCAATATTGGCTAGACAACTACACCTGGAACGAAATGCTAGTTTTATCAACTATAAACCTTTATGGTGTAGACCCATCAGAAGTCTATCAAACCTATATTGGAACTAACAAGATTATTGTTGATGATAATGAAGGCATGACATTTGATGCTGATAATATTAAAATATATAAAGATACTGGATGGTCAAGCACAATCTCAACACCAGCCTAATATGGTATACTGGTGGTTATGGAATCATTAATAAACCCAAAAACTGGTAAGCCTATAGTAGGAAATGTACGTCGTCAAGTCATAGATAAGCATTATGACTGGGGACTTTATGTGTATAAAAAGTCAGATGGGAAATGGTTTACAGACGGTAGTGGCTCTGTTCTAAACATCCCTTCAAATAAAGGTGATATAGGAAAAATTGCTGAACTAAAAAAGGCTGCCATGCACTATGGAGATGACGGTCAAGGAAGTGTTCACTTTGTTCCTGGCCTAACTCGTGTATCAGAAGAAGAATATTCAGAACAAAAAGATAGACTAAGCCAGGGGTTAATCCCATCAATGAACGATCTTGGTGCGTGGAAAGCAGCAAAAGATACTTTAGACAAATATGGAAGCGATGAATAACATGAGCGAAACTTTTGAGCAGCCTTATATCCGTGCTAGTCTAAACACGCAAGAAGAAGCGGAAAACCTTTTTCAGTATCAAGATCCATTCAATAAGTCTTGGGACGAACTAAAAGATTTAACTGGGATAAACCAAAACTTTAAAAGACGTGTTGGAAGAATGCTAACTAAAGGTCTTGAAACCAATCAGGCATATTTAGATTCAGCAAATGCTCAAGCCTCAGGCATAGATGATGCAGGAACAAAATCAATTAACCCTGGAGTAGTATACAGAAATGGATATGGTCTTTTTGATGTAATTACGCCACCATACAATATGTATGAGTTGGCTAACTTTTACGACACATCTTTTGCTAATCATGCTGCTATTGATGCTAAGGTAGAAAATGTTGTTGGACTAGGATATCGCTTTGATATTGCAGATAGAACAGCCCTAAGACTTGAAACATCAGAAGATGAGGCTGCTTCAGATCGTGCTCGTAGACGCATCGAAAGAATGAAGATTGAAATGCGTGACTGGCTAGAAAACCTAAATGATGATGATTCATTTACTAAAATTATGGAAAAGGTTTATACAGACCTACAGGCAACTGGTAATGGGTTTATAGAAGTTGGTCGCACAGTGTCTGGAGAAATTGGATACGTCGGTCATATCCCAGCAACAACTGTTAGAGTTCGTAGACTTAATGATGGATTTTTGCAAATTATTGGACAGAAGGTTGTTTACTTTAGAAACTTTGGAGGGCGCAATCAAAATCCAGTTACAGCAGATCCAAGACCTAATGAGATTATTCATCTTAAGGAATACTCACCGCTAAATACATTTTACGGTATCCCAGATATTGTTGCAGCATTCCCATCTCTTATTGGAGATAAACTTGCCTCACAATACAACATTGACTATTTTGAAAATAAAGCGGTTCCAAGATATATCATTACTCTTAAGGGTGCATCATTAAGTGCAGATGCAGAAGACAAGATGTTTAGATTCTTACAGACTGGCTTAAAGTCACAATCACACAGAACCCTCTATATTCCTCTTCCTGGCGATACTGATCAAAACAAAGTTGAGTTTAAGATGGAGCCAATTGAAAACGGTATTCAGGATGGCTCATTTAAAGAGTATCGTAAACAAAATAGAGATGATATTTTA